TCCACGCCAATGGCATTCCGTTCGCCGAGGGCAGCGTTATTAAGTACGTGACGCGGTGGCGTGACAAGGGGGGCATCGCCGATTTGGAGAAAGCCAAGCACTTTCTTGAAATCTTGATCGAGCTTGAACGCAAGGTGGTTATCGAATGATTGAGGCTATCAAGATGGCTCCGTGTCCATTCTGCGAGGGGCCGCCGTGCGTCATAGCTCACGACTTCATGACAGGCGAGGTCATGGCAATGGATCGACCTCAGACGGAGCACTTTGATGAGGCTTATTCGGCGCACGTCTGGTGCCACAGCTGCGGCGCGCAAGGGCCGCTCATCGATACCTGCTCGCTCTGTACCTTTGAGCATATTCATGACCTGAAGGTTGCCGACGTGATGCGCATCGCAGTAGAGCATTGGAATGGTCGAGATTCCAAGGCACGTAATTGCTATGACGCTGGCGAAGGTGAGGGGCTGAATGTCTGGCCGAGGGCTGCCATATGAGTCAGGGTGCCGCTGTAAAACTGGCGCCTGGCGCCTTGATCAAAACCCTGACCGTCAAGCTGTCCGACGCCGAGATTGGGCGCAATGCCAAGCTTGAGCATGTGCGCGAGCTGCGGGATGCCGGTCATCCTGCGCTGCATTTTCGGTTTGGCAAAAACCGCACGCGGGGCTCCTGGTACTTGGTCAACAAGCGCCGTTGGCACCGTATCGGCGCGTTCCCGGACTTGAGCGCCAAGCAGGTGCTGGCTGCGTTGCCCTCTGTGCGCCTGCGGGTTTCGGCTGATGCTGGCTCGGCTATTTCGCAGTGGGCGACCACGGGTGAACTGCTCACTTGGTATGCCGATCGTATGGCCCGTGACCGCAATCTTTCGGCCAAGCGCAAGAATACCGGTGCCTCGGCGATGAAGTGCCATCTGCTGCCGCGCCTGGGCGATCTGCCGTTGGTTGAGGTCAACAAGGCGGCGCTCGACAAGCTGCTGATGTGGCCACTGCAAGAAACCCTTTCAATCGATTACGTGCGTCTGGCGTTCCAGTTGCTGGCTCTGGCGTTCCGGCAAGCGTTGGCGCTGGGCCTGATCACGTCCAATCCGATGGCGGGCATCAAGTTCAAGGACTTCTCCAAGGCCAAGGTGAGCATCAAGCCGTCTCGGTTGCGCGGCGTGCAGTTGCAGGACTTGCTCGGTGAGTTGAAGCAGGTGATGGGTAGCGAACCGGCTGATGCCATGCTGGCCCTGATGATGCTGTGCCACGGCACGCGCATTGGTGAGACCCGGCAAGCGCGCTGGTCGCATATCAGTCTGGCAGAGGGTGAGTGGTTCATTCCGGCTGAGCACACCAAAACCGGTGTTGAACATCACCTGCCGCTGACTGAGCAAGTCCGCAATCTGTTGATCCAGTACCGAGAAAATCAAATCGCCCGCGGCTATGACGGCCAGTACCTGTTCCCGGCGCGCAATGGCAAGGCGCTGAGCGAAGGGCAGGCCAGTGCTGTGTTCACCCGGTTGGGAAAGGGTGAGTGGACCAGTCACGACCTGCGCAAGTTGGCTCGCACGGGCTGGGCAGTTCTCGGCATCGACCATCTGATCGGTGAGCTGCTGATCAACCACGCGATGGGCCACAACGTGAAGGTGTACATCCAGTCGGACGTGATGAACCGCAAGCGTGATGCGCTGGAGAAGTGGCACGCGCATCTAGATCAGAAAGGTTTGAACCTGATCCACGGGCAGACAGGCGTTAGATTCAAAGAATCCGGTAATACGCTGGAAGCCGCTAAGGGCGTGGCTTGCAGTGCTATTCAGAAAACAACCATAGGCGAGGATTAAAAATGCTGATTCAGCTCATCCAGCGCACTCGGCTCGCAGTAAACCCAGCGGAGGTCAGCGCTATGTTCATCTACACCGTGAACCATGCCCCGACCTTGGAAGTTCAGATGCGCAATGGTGAGATTTATCGAGTTCCGCACACCTCGCATTGTCACGATGGCGACAACGTTTATGAGTTACACCAGCGGCTGATGGAGGCTAAGTGATGGGGCTTTATAAAGACGTAATGGGCACGCTGGTACGTGTGCTTGCGGCAGACAACATCGACAACTCAACCAAGCAGAGCTGGCAGAAACTCATTGATGCAGAACTGCGTTCAGGCGGGCAAGGCGCTGGTATCTCGGTGCGTGATAAATTCGACTATGACTGCTGCCTGTATGCCTTGTTACACCGCGAGTTGGCCCCGGCGCATTGGGATGTTCTGGTGGCGAAGTTCTCGACGCACAAGGCCAACAAGGTCGCGGCAATAGGGCGGTTAATCAGCCGGATTGCCTCGCCAGCACCGCAGCTATTCATCTACAAAGCTGTGACAGCCTGGGCCATTCCTAAGCTAAAGGGCGTTCAATCTGGCAAACGCTCCACAGACATGATCGTGCTGCCTGCCGAGTTCTATGACATGAACACTTGGGATCCTGAAGCTTCACCAGAGCGCACGCGACGTGACTGGAGGGCTGGCATTGGTAAGCGCTTAGAGGCTCTTGAGGAAGGGGCGATTATCCATGCCACCGAGATATTCGACGTGGAAGAAATCTTTATTGATGCCGCTTGACTGGCTCGCCGACTCGCCGTAAATTCACCCCATCATGTCGGTTTTGCGCGTTATGAGGATCGACTAGTAAAAGCCCTGCTATTGAGCGGGGCTTTGTATTCTTGGGCGTATCGCCTCCATATGGATAGAAGAGGCGAATGGGTGGCTGAAGTACGCTTGCTGGAAGAATACGAAGAGGTTCCTTTGTTGATCAATGAAGGAGAGCTAGCCATTCTGCATACTTTCTACGTAGATAAATTCGAGTATGGCGTGTGGTATCTGCCGTTGTCCGCTGGCTTGTTTGCACAGCAGGACAGGGTAGAGAGAGAGCTGGGTCGTAGTTTTCCCAAGGACTGCTATGAGATAAAGTTCGCTTTGCGTCGTGACTTCGATGCTGGTGCCCCCGACTACACAACACCAAGTAGCTGGCCAGACCTAGGGCCGTTGAGCTATAAGCAGGCCATGGGTGTAGGCAATGGGCTTCTGCAATCGCATTGGTTATTGAGGCGAACCCGAAATGTACGTGGATTTGTGGCAGTAGCTCTTGAAGACAGGCCCAAGCTTGGTTCATACTACGGTCGCCTACTGAAAAAGTATGAAGCCCAATTAGGCTACAACGTTCATCAAGTACTCGAGGGATCCGGATATGCGATCTTCTGAAGCGAAAGACACCGTTAAAGCAAGCAAAGTAGAGCGTTTGAACGCCGCATTGGTTGCTTATAAAGCTGCTAAGGATGCAGGTAAGGTTCGTCGCGTTGTAGCTGCCTATCAGTCTGCGTAAAACTTATTTGATTTGAAAAGCCCAGCCCAGCGCTGGGCTTTTTTGTTTCTGAGCCCTGGCATTTGCCGGGGCTTTTTCGTTTTCGGCCCTGCCACACCCGTAGCTCTAAGTCGGGAGTGCTGTCAGGGCCGAACTTATTTCACTCCCCGCAGGGGAGGACACCGGATGCCTCATATGCCTGATAAGCCAGACACCTGGGTGATAGCGCTCGCGTGGCTGAGTCAGCACTCGCCAACTATTTACGCGGCCTTAGCGTCAGCTGCAATGGCTGTCGCCCGCATCATCTACGGCGGTGGCACGCGGCGACAGGCGATGCTTGAAGCAACCATCTGTATGTTGCTCACCACCAGCCTGATTGCGGTTCTGGAGTACTTCGGCCTGCCGTCCAGTCTAGCTACACCCGCAGGCATTTGGATTGGCTTCTTGGGTGTGAAGAAGATCGCTGATTTTGCTGATCGCTTCGCTGACTTCAAGCTGCCACGCAGATCAGATTAATAGACTGCATTTTCAAGCAGGAGGCCCAAAGCAATGCCGCCAAAGGCCAAGCGCGCGTGCCGGCAACCGCTGTGTCCGGGAAAGACGCAGAGTAAGCACGGCTATTGCGACGACCATTCGCACCTTGCGACAGGCTGGTCTAACCCGGATCGTGGGACTGCTGAGCAGCGCGGGTATGACTGGGAATGGCGCAAGAAAAGGGCAGCAGTACTCAAGCGTGATCGTTACCTGTGTCAGTGCGCTGACTGCAAAGGTCGGCGTCTTCCAGCATCAGAAGTTGACCACGTAACGCCAAAACACCTCGGTGGAAGTGATGATTCTGACAATCTCGCTGCCATAAACGTGGACTGTCACAAGAGAAAAACACAAGCCGAGTCGGCTGCGGCTAGACGAGCCTCAAGGCCGTGAATTTCATCGAAAAATGCTGGAATTTCTAGAAAAGTGTTCTGTTAGAGGGGGGGGTGGGGTAAATCTCTACAGCCCTCCCTTGTCTCCACCGCTCGCCCAGCCCTTTTCACGCGACCGCGAAATAAAAAAATCAGGGTACGCCCGGCCAGCGAGGCAGCCCACTAACCAAGACGGATGTTTTTCATGGCAACGCGTGCCCCAGGGGGAGGCCGGAAACCCAAGCCGACCGCCCAAAAGCGGGCAGCCGGAAATCCCGGAAAGCGAAAACTCAACAACGCCGAGCCGGACTTTTCAACGCTGCTGATTGCACCGCCGGCGCCTGACTGGATGAGTGATTACGCCGGTGTCATGTGGGACAAGTTGGCTCCCGAGCTGATTGACGCCAAGGTTCTGACCTTGACCGACCTGCATGTACTTGAAGGATTTTGTCTGGCTTACAGCCGTTGGCGCGAAGCGGAAAAGGACGTCATGCACAACGGCATCACTATCAAAACGGCGATGGGGCGGGTAAAGAACCCAGCCTGCACAGTGGCCAATGAGGCCATGCGTCAAATGACCAGCTACGGGGCAGCCTTGGGGCTTGACCCTGCAAGCCGGGCGCGACTGGTCGTGCCCAAGTCCAAAAAATCCAATGCCTTTTCCGCGATCATCGGAGGCAAGTGAGGGAATAGAACAATGGCCAATGTGAGCGTTAACGCGGCGAACAGGTACGCCCGCGATGTAGTGGCCGGAAAAATTGATGCTTGTAAGTGGGTACGTTTGGCCTGCAAGCGTCACCTCGACGACCTGGAGGCCAGCAAGAGCAAAAGTTACAAATGGAAATTCAATAAGGCCGCCGCTGAAAGGGTCTGCGCCTTCGTGCAGTTGCTGCCTCATACCAAAGGCAAGTGGGCGCGAGAGCGGCGCCTACTGAAGTTGGAGCCGTGGCAGCTTTTCATTTTCTGCTGTGTGTTCGGGTGGGTCAGTAAGAAAAATGGTCTACGCCGTTTCCGCGAGGTGTATTGCGAGATTCCACGCAAAAACGGCAAAAGCGTTATTGCGGCAGGCCTCGCTCTCTACATGCTCTGTGCCGATGGCGAATTTGGCGCCGAGGTGTACTGCGGCGCGACTACGGAAAAACAAGCATGGGAAGTGTTCCGGCCTGCGCGCTTGATGATGCTTAAAACGCCTTATTTGGTGGAAGCGGCCGGCGTCGAAATTAATGCGCGTAGTTTGGCCATACCAGAAGACGGTAGCCGCCTGGAACCGATTATTGGCGACCCCGGCGATGGATCTTCGCCCAGTTGCTCGCTGGTGGATGAATACCACGAACATGAAAGTGATGCGCTCTACGAAACCATGCTGACCGGCATGGGGGCACGCGAGCAACCATTGATTTTTACCATCACTACAGCGGGCTCCAATATCGCCGGCCCCTGTTACGAAAAGCGTAAACAGATATGTGCGATGCTGGAAAACAGCGTGGCAAATGACGAGTTGTTCGGGCTGATTTACACACTTGATGAGGAAGATGATTGGCGAGAGTTACAGGTTTTGAAGAAGGCAAACCCTAACTATGGGGTGTCCATTTTTCCCGAGAACTTGCAGCGCAGCTTAGCTGATGCCACGCGTTACCCGTCACGGCAAAACGCATTTAAAACTAAACATTGCAACTTATGGGTAAACGCGAAAATGGCATGGCTTAACCAGTTGGATTGGGAGCGAGCCGGTGATGGCAATTTGACCCTTGATGATATGCGCGGTAAACGCTGCTATCTCGGCGTCGACCTCGCAAGCAAGTGTGACATTGCGGACATTGCCATTGTGTTCCGTGAAAAGGATGAGGAGGGGCGTGATCTATGGTCTTTCTTCAATCGTCACTATCTGCCTGAAGGCGCGGTCCAGGGGGATGGCCCTAATCAAGATGCTTATGAGCGCTGGGTGAATGAAGGGCGCTTGATAACGACAGATGGTGAGGAACTTGATTTTGATGTGATCCGCGAAGACGCCAAAGACATTGGCAGTGATCATCAGGTCGAAGAAATCGCTTATGACAAGTGGCGTGCTACCCAGCTCGCGCACCAGTTGATGAAAGACGGCGCCGAGGTTGTTGAGGTCGGCGGCGGTATCCAGACCATGAACCTTGCCATGCGTGAGCTAGAGGCTGCGTTGGTTTCTGGTCGAGTCCGCCATAACGGTGATCCTGTTTTGGCCTGGATGGCCAGCAACGTAGTGGCCCATGAATACAAAGGCTGCATTACCCCGACCAAGGAAAGTAGCGCTAAAAAGATAGACGGCATGGTCGCCATTCTGATGGCCATGAGTCGCGCTCTGTTGGCGGATGGTGCAGCACATTCTGTGCTCGATACCCTTGAGGATGATGACCTCTTAGTCGGATAGACCTATGAAAAAGATGCTTCCTGAACTAGTCGGGACGGCAGGCTTTTGCCTGTTTGTTGCCGGTCTGCACATAGAGTTCGGCCCCGGTATTGCAATGATCGTCGGTGGTGCGCTGCTGCTGGGTGCTGCCATTAAGTTGGTTCAGACATGATTCTGGGCGCGCTGTACGAGCAGCGCAGCAGTTTGGAGAGTCCGAATACCTCATTAAGCAGTGAAGCGCTCGCAGAGTTACTGGGTGGGGGTAACGGTATTGCGGTAAGCCCTGCTACTGCACAGAAGCTTACGGCGGTGTATGCCTGCATCTATGTGCTGTCGAGCACCATGGCTCAGTTGCCGCTCAGCGTACTGCGCAAGGTAGACGGTCGGATCGTGCCAGCGACTGACCACCCAGCGCACTTCTTACTGCATGACGAACCGAACCAGTGGCAGACCTCGTACCGTTGGCGTGAGACCAAGCAGGCCCACACCTTGGGCTGGGGCAATGGTTTCACGCGGATTGTGCGCAGCCGTAAGGGAGAGTTACAGACGCTGGAAATGTGCGAGCCCCAAGTGACTGATCTGGTCAAAAATGGGCAGCGCTGGATCTATTCAACTCAGGATGAGGATGGCTACCCGCTGGCTGTTTCTCCCGAGGACATGATTCATCTTCGGGCTATCGGTTCGGGCCGCAGAATGGGGACCAGTCCCATTCGACAGAATGCTGAAACCATTGGGCTTGGTTTGGCGGCGGTGCGTTATGGAAAAGAGTTTTTTGAGGGGGGCGGGAGACCTACAGGGCTGGTATCGCTCAAGGATGGAAAACTTTCCAATGACGCTTGGGAGCGGCTTAAAAAGGCCTGGAATAACGCTGTAGTCAGACTCAAACAATCGGATAACAAGACCCTGCTATTGCCCGCGGATCTGGATTATAAGGCGCTGACCATTGCGCCCGAGGATGCGCAGTTTTTGGAGACGCGCAAGCTGACCCGAAGTGAGATTGCCAGCATGTTTAACGTGCCTTCTCACATGATCAACGACCTCGAAAAGGCGACATTTTCCAACATCAGCGAACAAGCCATCCAGTTTGTGCGGCACTCGATCATGCCGTGGGTCAAGAACTGGGAGGAAGAGTTAAACCGCCGAGTGTTCACCCGCGCTGAGAGGTTGGCGGGCTACTACGTCAAGTTCAACCTTGCAGGCTTGTTGCGCGGCACCCCAAAAGAGCGTGCAGAGTTCTACCGAATTGCCATCCAAGACGGGTGGATGGCCCGCAATGAAGTGCGTGTATTGGAGGACCTGAACCCGCTTGTCGGACTCGACTCGATGTTGCTCAACGTCAACACGCAGTTGCTTGGCGTAGACGGCTTGCCGTTACCTGTAACACCAAAGGAATAACCCAATGAGTGATTTTGAAAAACGCATGCTGCCTGCGCAGCACTGCGAGCTTCGCGCTGTCCCGACGCAAGAGGGCGGCGATCAGAACGCGTCGCCGCGCATTGCCGGATACGGCGCTGTTTTCAATCAGCGTAGTGATCTGCTGGGGGGCTTCTTTGTAGAGCTGATTGCACCGGGTGCATTCGATGAGGTCCTTACACAGGACGTGCGCGGGCTGTTCAACCATGATCCTAACTATCTGTTGGGTCGCACAGTCAGCGGCACGTTGCGCCTCTCGGTAGACCAACGTGGCCTGGCTTACGAGATCGACACCCCTAACACGCAGACCATTCGCGACCTGGTTGTCGAGCCGCTTAAGCGCGGTGACATGAGCGGTAGCAGCTTCGCCATGCGTGTTGCTCCGGGGGGTGACACGTGGCACGAAGAAGACGGCGTGGTGGTGCGGACGATTTACAAGATCGCCGAACTGCGCGACGTGGGCCCAGTGTCCTTTCCCGCCTATCCCGATTCAAGCGCTGCCCAGCGCTCCTTGAATGCCTGGAAGCAGGCGAACACCGAAGGCCTTGAGGGTCGCGCTTTGTTTGAGCGTGAAGCCCGAGAGCGCCTGCTGGATTTGAACGACCTTTAAGCCCTTGGGGGATCTATGACACTGCAACAACTTAAAGAGCTGTACGCCCAAAAATCTGCCGAAATGCGTAGCCTGCATGAAAGCACGGGTGATGAAGCATGGACCGGCGAAGTGCGTGCCAAGTGGGAGGCGATGAAAGTCGACCTCAAAGCGTTGAAGGAGAAGATCGAGCGCGAGGAAGAATTGCGTGAGAATGATCAGTCCTTTGTCGAAGAGCGCGCTCGTAGCGGCAACCATGGCGCCCAGCCTCAACCAGAACTGACGGGTGCCGACGCTGAACAACGAAGCGCTTTCGATGCATTCTTGCGTCGCGGCACGGAGCCGCTGACGGCTGAACAACGTTCAGCTGTATTTGCTATGCGTGCTCAGGCTACCAACCCTAATGAAGCGGGTGGCTTTACTGTCCCCACCACGTTGCAGGCGCGGGTAATTGAATCGCTGAACACCTATGGCGGTATTGCGGCTGTCTGTCAGCTACTCAATACCGACAATGGTGCACCCATTGCCTGGGCGGTGAGCAATGGCGGTGAAGAAGAAGGCGAGCTGATTGGGGAAAACAAGCAAGCCAACGAAAAAGATGTCGAGTTTGGTATGGGCACTTTGGGTTCGTACACAATCAGCTC